AACAAAGAATCAATAGAAACAAGTGCTACACAATAAACTTTCTTATTGAAAAATTTTTCGACAGCGTCTTCATTAGAGAGTGTAAGTCCGTTAAAAATAAAAGATGTTTTGAAACGGCTGGTATTAAAAATTTTTGGATTTATATAATAGTCTGTACCTCCGCTGGTTTTAATATGAGAGCGAACAACTTCAAAACTATCAAGCATGGAATTCCAAGAGTTTTGAGTCATTTTTCTTTTGTTTTTTTCTTGAAATTTATGATTAAACTGTTCTTGTTTCACTTTAAGTTGTTCTACAATAGCGGATTGAAAGTTTTCAAGAATCTCAACAGTCTCTTTTTGATATTTTACGTCATCTGCGAGGAAAGACGGATCTATATCTGTAGAATTTATCTTTAGACTAATCTTATGTTGCTTGCCTGGATTGAGTGGATCACAATCTGACATAAACCCTGTGCATTCCGGTGTTTGAATCTTAAACGTTGTTAGTCCTGATGGAACTTGAAGTTTGATAGGAATGAACATACCACAAATATTTGTTGTAGGTTTTGTGAATGCTATATTATCTATATCAACAATCAATTTCGTAGGATCGAAAGTCGTGCAATTTTCTAAATTTTCAGCAGAAATAACTCGGTGATTCGACATTGTGTGTTTATTTGTGTTAATAATTTTAAGAAAAGATTTTTCAATTTTTTACATATCTGTTTAGTTTTAAACAGATAATTTCCGTTTTATATGTGATAATTCTGTCTGATGAAATCTTTTACATCTACCGAATCATCTCGCGCTTGTGTTCTTTCAGAAGAAAAATACAAATAATCTGGACAACCAAATGTAAAAGCAGGAATTTCGGGGTCTGCTTTAAAATACATCACACTATCTTGCCACTCAGAAGAATGTGTTTGATTACTAATAAAAAGACATGAGAAATTTTCAGTGTATTTTTTCATAAGTTGACAAAAAAGGTTAAAAGTAGGAATAACAGATGCAAAATTATCATATATTTTCTTCAAATTTGCATGATTTGTGTCTTTAAAAATAAAAATACCATCACAGTTTGTTCTAAGCTCTGGTTTCAAATCAAGAGAATATTGATTTGATATGATTGCACAAGTATCCCAATGTCGGCCATTTTTAAAAAGGCTTACACAGTTTTTTTTTTCAAACTCTTTTTTATTGTGCATACAGTCGTCTAAAACTATAACAGACCAAGGATTTGACAAATGTCCTTTTGCTATTGTTTGTCTTTGGTTAAGCTTTAATATTAATTCATCTCGGTATTCAGTATGAATAAAAATATCTGGAAAAATCTCCGAATAAAATTGATTTGTGTCTTCTGTCCCTGAAACAACAACCCCAACAGGAATTATATGTCTCTTGGAGTATAAAAAATTTTTAATTAGAACACTCTTACCAGATCCTCTTTTACCTATAATAATATATATTGCACCACTAGATGGTTTTTTTAATGATTCGGTTGTAGGGCGGATGTTATTTAAATTTAATTCATGTAAAGAAATGTCTCGATCTACCATTTGCAGTTGAGTACATATTCTTTAAACATTTCATCAGAGAACATTTATTTTCTATTCGTCGTCTCCTGTGCCTAATGCACGATGTAGCCATCCCTGTTTAGTCAACGGACCCCATATATCTACGAACGCAGATCTGCATGCAGCTCTTGAAGGAACCTGGATATGCGGGTATTCTTGTTGCATCCAGTCTTTGAAGAAATTATAAAGATTTGTGATGGTGACTTTTGAATCTTGTTTTGAGTATGTACTCTGTTGCTCAAATTGTTTGTAAATATCATTGTCTTGACGGAACATTTCCGTTGCAATTTTTACGCTTTCAGGTTCGACACATTCGACATCTTTGCATATTTTTCTCTGGTTAATGAGAAACCAAGCAAGAGGTTCTAGAAGCTTAGGAACGATATCAGAAGAAAAATTTTTATCAACAGGAAATCTTTTCTGCTGTATTTGTTCTTCTAGAGTATCTGGACATTCGTTGACAGGCAAAAACGTGCTTTCAAAACGAACAACACGAATTCTATTCCATGTTGCCTTATCAGCGTCTTTAATAACCGGTGGTTTATTGCAAATCATATGAAGTTTGAACATAGGTGTTATTTCTACCGTTTCTTTTCCTTTTTGAAACAAATCTCTTGCAAAAAACGAATCGTTGCCTGTCAAAGCCTTAAGAGTGCCGGATAATATAGTTTCGTCTGCATTTGGTTCATCCATTACTGCCCATCTCACTCCACCTCCAGAACGAGCCAGTTCGGGCGCGGCTGTTCCTAAATCTTTTTTCTTACCTGTGATTAAAGATGTACTAAACTTTACAGCCATTGGTCCCAACATTCTTTCAAAAAGATATTGTGTAACCGATTTTCCATTGTTGCCTTCTCCTGTCCAAAATAGGATTATTTTCCCCCTGTTGCCCCCCACAAAGACCTGGCTTGTTTGATAAAGAAAATATTCTCTAAGAGCATCATCGGGAAATATTTTCCTAAAGAAGTCTTCAATTTGGAGAATTTCCGGGTGATCACTACTTTTATAATCTACGTAATTAATTGGTAAACATGTACTAAGATAATCTTCTGGAGTGCCTTCTCGAAATACTTCTGCTTGAAAATCGTAAACTCCGTTTTTGAAAGCTATCAAATATGGATTTTTGTTAAGCAAACCAAGGAAACGCTCGTTATAAAACATTTCTTGGGCTTCTGTCATAATGTTGTGTTTAAACGGTGCAGATTTACAGTTTGCCATTAATTTTGTTATCTTTTTTAAAAGTCTTTGAGTTTCGTCTTCATCATCATAACAAGTCTTTTGTAGGGTGTTTTTATAATTTTTCAATTGTGTTAAAATTACACTATTATTATTAGAAATTCTCTCTCTTAATGTTGTACCAGCTTCAGTAGGATACCAAATGTGATTTTTGAACTGATACCACTCTTTTCCTCTGATAGAAACACATACAAATTCATTATTATATTCGTTGTGCAAAATTCTGGCCAAATCATTGTGACCTCCTTCAATTGCTACTTCAACAAATTTATTTGTTGTATTGTTGGTGTGTTCTTTGTACATTTCTGGATTATCAAGCTTTGCGTAATATTTAAGAGTCCCAATTGAAAAAGAATTATCTCTCATCTTACTCCACTCACTAATACATTCAGATTCGTTGTACTTGTTACTATGAGAAGAAAAGTTGCACCACAACACAAAACCTTCAAGAGAACCTTCGCTGATGCTATGAAGACACCAACCAATTTTCATCCAAGTGTCCCAGGTTTCTGATCTGGATTCGTGTATCATATCTAATAATAATTCTGCCTCAATTAGTTTCTCTTCTACCGATTTCTCCTCAGACTTTTTAATCGGTTTGCAAAAAAGAGTAATATCGCTTAATAGTGGAGAAGGAACATATGTTTTGATATTGAAATAATAATCGTCAAACCGATCATATAAAAAAATAGACAATATTCTAGGAAGCATAAATTCTACATTTGATTTATCACACAATAGATCATCGGCATTTTCTTTAGGAAAAACAGCAACCTTATAATCGTTTAACCCGTTTTCTAAAGTTGTAATTTTTCCACCTCTCAAGAAACATTTAGTTGCAATATATGGTTCAGAAGACATCTTTGAAGAGCCATATAACAACCAGTTAACATTGAGAACGTTCGTGTCGATAAAATCTTCTATTCCTAAGTTAGAAAATACATTTTTAGTCAATGTTTTTGCTTTTGGAATAATATAGTTTGAATGCTCTCTTTTAGTAAGAAAAATTTTTGGAAAATGAAGATGGAACCCTCCTTTTTTGTAATATCCACCACCACTTTCAACTATATATGGTTTTTTTTCTAACAAAACACACACATATGCATTATCTATCTTTCTTTCATCGCAACCATCAAAATTCACATGGTCAGTTATTGCCTCTTGATATGCCATTACTACTGATCTAACTTGGTCTTCTGTATATAAAAATGAATCATTAAAATCTTCACTATCATTAAGTTTGACCTTTAGATCTACGTCAACCATAATAGGGGTTTCTTCTCCTTGTTTTTCAGCGATATATTGTCTATGTGTTTTATATATAGTCGAATATATTGTCCAAAATTGAGGCAACGAAAGATTCCCTATCTGGTATATTCCCTTCGGGGAGCCCATAGAGACATGCGTATACGAACTATCATATGAGCATTTGTGTTTTGACATAAAATTAGTAAACGATACCACCAATTTGGAATTTTCTTCCACAAAGCGACTTTTGTCTGAAACATCTTTTATGGTCTCGTTTATTTTATTAGAATTTGTCATAACAGAGAGCATTTTTTATTTCCTTTGTTACATTATAAATTAATTCAATTTTTGAATTATTAATAATATAATTTTTTTTCAACATCAAACAGTACTCTGCAACCTGTATATATATTTTTCTAAATGTATATCAAATTTAGAAAAAGATATGATTTTTAGATATTTATAAATATAAGAAATATTAAAGTTTTCAAGATGAATACTATTCACGATCAAAAACTAAATGAAATGTTTGATAATATAAATGCAAAGCGATATTATGACGGCACACTAAATGAACAAAGTTTACACGATTATATTGATGCCACTCGTATGTTATACAAACATGTGTTTATTGATGATAGTAGAAACAAAAACAACCAAGGACTGTTGCGTACAATTAACCGTTCTATGTCAACCGGTTTAGTTCTTAATAGCATTCTAACTAATAGTTTAAGATCAGATAGTGATGTGTTGCTACAGATGAACCATGAGAATATAGAAAAAATTTTATACATTGGACATACACAAAATTATTGTATTTGGATAACACCGTTATTCGTCACCAAACTAAAAACAGTATGGGTGAAAATAGAACAGTTCAGAATTTACGATGTCAAAAAAATGTTTCTGGACTTGTTGAATGGATTAGAATACATGAAATCGAGACATATTACGTCTGGTGTTATTCACGAAGACAATATGGCTTATAATGGTACATCCTGGTACATAAGTGGAATTTTTAATGCAAAAAAAACAGGTGAATCTTGTTCTGGTCAATATGTAACACCGTCTTTAAAATCACCAAGATATTATTCTGAATATGATAATTCTGAATATTATAATAATCCCATTTTGATTCCTGAAGGTG